GGTGCGACCACGGAGCTTTGAGAGTTAGCACTTACAGCGCTTGCATTACTCCCAAAGAAATCTGGAAAAACTTGTTTCATTCTTGAATCAATCTTTTCATAGTATTCGCTAGATTGAGGATCAATACCTTCTTCTCTAACTAATTTTTCATGAACACCATAAGCAAAACTGGTCATTTCAGAATCTGAACCAAACCATTGATTTTTTGCTTGCCAAGATATTGCTTTATTATCGGGTCTTGGTGGCATTTGTTGTTGAGGAACAAACTGTTCTTGTTGCTGTTGAACAAACTGTTCTTCTGGTATTCTAGCATTAAACTGTTCTGCATTAGCGGCATCCATAGTTGCTCTTGTTAATGCATCTTGTGCGGCAACCATTTCTTCTGTATTGCCTTGTTCATAAGCCTGTTTATATTTTTGTTCAGCAGCTTGTTTAGCAAAGCCTGCTCTTTCTTCAGCTTGCTTTCCTAAGTATTGCTGCCCATCAGAAACAAGTCTATTTAAACGATCATTTTCTGATTTTACTCTTTGAGCATAAATAATTGCTTCATCTCGTAGTTTAGAAGCCTGTTCTTTCTGCCTTCTTTCTTCATGATGTTTAGCAGTCAGTTGATCAATTCGTTTTTGAACGCCTTTGTCAACATTAATAATTTCTTCATTGACATTGCCATCGACTGCGTTTTCTTTAGCATCTTCTGCAAAAACCTTTTCTTTTTTTTCTGGTTTTGCTTCAACATCATCAATAATCTCTATATCAATTTCACCTTCAGGTTCAACAACTTCATCTGGCTTAGAGCCAATCTTTGCTTTTACACCTAAAAATTTTTGTTCTGTACTCATAGTTGAGTTTTCATTTATATCGCTCATACTTTTTCTATACCTCTGGGATCATCGACCACTGCTTCAACATTATCATCATTAATGATGCGAAATTCTTTCCCATATATCTTAATACGAGTGCCACTAAAAGAACGAAACACAACAAAATCTCCTTTTTGACACCAAGGTCCTGTGGGAAATCTAGTTTCATCTTTGTAACAATCTGGTCCCATCTTTAAAACAAAGCCTACAATAGTAGATACTGTTTCATTGCGTAGAGTTTCCTCCGCTTTAAGTATTCCACCTTCAGTCTTTTCTTCTTTTTCTGGGATTGCTATTAGGATTCTAAATCCTGTGGGTTCGGGCAACTGAGTTGCCTCTTCTTTTTCTTCTTTTATGTCGAGAGCTGCTTCCATAACCACCTCTTTGCACGGAGTTGTAAAGGGTTCCGAGTTTCCCTTGCGGCATTATACCGAGTTAGAGTCGTTCTAATTCTTCGATTATATCTAAAAATTCACGCTCTGCAAGGGCTAAACCCTCGATTACACCAGATTGATGTTTGTATTCATCAAAGCTGGCACAACTTCCTGTGGCAATATTATCTGCCCTATCGTTCATCAGATTACGCAATCTCAACTTATATTTGTCAATCAGCGTATCGCCTGTAAAATCGTTTCTAGCCATTATTATTATCAGATGTTATATCAGATGCAAGTTTTGATGCAATCTCTGCTGCTTTTTGCATTTCTTCACTTTCAATCTTATCACCTTCTACTTTAGCATCAATCATATCGCTAACAAGTTTTTGTTCCAAACTAGATTCTGCAATCTTTTCTTGAGATCGAATACGCTCCATCTCAATGGCATCACGACTTTGAGACTTTTGCATATCAACTTGAGCATCCATCATATCAGCTTGTGATTTACGCTGCACTTCTGCTTCTTTAATATCTAATTCGCGTGTTTTTGCTTGTACTAATGGGTCTTGCAACTGTTCTTGTACTTGCTGTTGTTGTATTTCTTTTTGATGTTTCTGTAGTAATCTTTCCGCAGCATCGGCAACCAAACTAGATAATCGCTTCTCAATATCTTCTGGTAAAGGTTCTCCCAAAGGCGGTAACTCTGTACCCAACTGCATTTCAATTTCATCACGATATTGAAAGGCAAGATGCTCTCTTACATGAGATTCTAATGCGGCTTGCAATAATTGCATACCCTGTGGATTGTTTGCACCCATTTGAGCTAACTCTGGGTCTTGTATCGCACTCATGTGAACCCTAATGTGTGCCTCATGATCTTGATACTGAAAAGCCTTAACAGGCTCGCCATTAATCATATTCATATTTTCACTAACTGGATCAGCAGGCTTAATATTATCGTCTAATGGAATTATCTTATCTGCATCTCTAATACCTAAAGTATCTAGCATCTGTCTATGCAATTCAGGTAAGTTATAAATCTGTGGTGATTGTTGAGCCAACTGTAAAGCTGCTTGATACTGCATAATTCTTTGAGACATAGTAGCTGCATTTGGATCAGACACAGGTAATACATCAACACGATTATCAAAATCTTCTGTTTTAATTTGAGCATCAGGCTCAACATCGTAAGGATATTCAGGTGAAGTAAAGTCTTTAATTACATTCACCAAAATATTAAATTCTTGTTTCATTGAAGCATGAAGTCTGGATTGTATAGCACTCATAACTTTCATGGCTCTTTCTAAAATAGCCAATGTTGTACCCACTGGTGCTTCTGAGTTCATATCAGCTACATTCATATCTGATGCACTGGTAAATCTTCTTCCTTCTTCTACAATATTTCCTAAAAGCTGATACAAGGTTGCTGATGGTTCTTTGTAAGGTAAGAAAGTAATGTTGTCTCTAATTGCACCACCGGGAATATCCACATCTCTAAACTCACCCGGCATAATAGGCGTATCATCGCCTTTAATCCTAAGTCCTCTGGACTTCAGACCACCCGGTAAATTAGATAATGTACCTGCATCTACTAATTGTCTAAGCAAAGAAGTAGCAGATTTTGCCAATCCACCAATTAAATGCACCAAGCCAAAGCCATAAAAACCAATACCCGGTAAATATTGATAATGAGCAAAATGCTGTCGCATCATACGATTCTCATCATCTTCATACCAATTTCTACGAATAGAAAGAATTTCAGTGCTTGAAATATCAATTGTTACAACATAAGGAAGAGCAATACCTGTAGGCTCTCCAGATTCATCGGCATCTTCAAACCCTTCTAGGTCTAAATTAACCATCATTTCTAACAAGGTATAACGATTATCAAAGTCATAAGTAGCACTATCACCAGTTAATTCATCGTATTTCTTACGAATATCGTCTGGATCAGGTGATGGATCGGGTAAATCAATGTCTCGATAAAACCCTGATACCTGTAATTTACGCACATCATTAGAAGTTTTCTTCATAATATGAGTGGCTCTTTCTGCCATAACAAGATCATTTGCACCATAAGACACAATAAAATCTTCAGCAGGAACAAAAATAGCACACGGTCTACCCATATTAGGATCGTAATAAACTTTTCTAAAAGCTGATCCAGCCAAAGGTAGTGAGAATAAAAGTTTCTCAGTCTCTGTTCTGTATTCAGTCATACGATCAGTCAGTAAATAGTTCATATAATCTTGAACTCTTTGACTTTGCTTTTCTTTTTCTTTGTTGTTTGTTCCCAATATTTTGGTTTTAACAGGTCCATTAGCAGGAAATATCTCTGTAATCGCCTGACTTTGAAAACGAACCACTGCTTCTGTTAGCATTGGATGAAACACACCACACGCACCGGGCCATGGCAATGTCCTATCTTCAATCTTTAAACCTAACTGGTCTAATCCTTTAATATAAGTTTCTTCCCAGTCACTTCTTGAATCTCTATCACCTTGATATTGTGATACTAACTCTGAAGCCATTTTCTTTAAAGAGTCATCGGACATTTGATCTGCTAAATTAGCAAAAAAATCTCCATCTTCTTCAAATGCTTGCGGATCAAAATCAATAATCATGCCGCCATCTTCAGTCATTTCAGAATCAGGCATAATATCAATTTCTATACCTGCTTCTAGTTCCCCTTCTATTGGGGTTGCTGGGGTTGTTCTTTCAATTGCCATAATTAATAATACTCTGCTTTACTTGGATAAAAAGGTTCATCTTCCTCATCGGTATATAAACTAACAAAACCACCTTGTCTAAATCTTAACAGGGCTTGGGTGCTAGAGTCCACTAAATCGTCATGTTCTGCATTAGGAAAAGCAGCAAACTCTTCAATTACCTCGTCTGCCCATCTTGTTTCCGGTGCCCAAACAATACCATTTGCAAACAAATCAGCTACAGCATTCACTCTAGCTATCTTATCGTTTCCTCTTGAGGGACTAAATTCTGATACTGGAATACCCATTGACCTTAATTCAAAGATTAAAGGCGTTCCAGCAGCTTTTGACTCGACTATGAACGCATCGGGTTCATACTTCTGCCATGTCTTATACGCTACTTTCTTCAGTTCTGGAAACTCTAGTCGCTCTTTAAATGCATCGAGTAGGATTAAATTAGGAGCCATCATCCCATCTTCACCATTTAAATAAAACACACCCCATGTGGTGCAAGCTGAATAATCAGCTCGTTCTGTTTTTAAGAACGCGGTGTCCCAAGACTGAATTAAAAATTCACATTGCGGTGGACTATCTTCTTCCCATCGTTTCCACCATTCTCTTTTAACCAACGCTCCCTCTTCTGAAGTCGGGTCTTGTTGGTACTGTGCTGACCATTTAGAAATAGGCAACTCTTCTTTGAGAGATTCCAATTCTTCTATTTTCCAGAAACCGGGCCAAAGAGACTTGCCCGAAGGTAAAATAGCAGGAAACTCAATAACCCGCCATTCTTCTCCGCCTCGTTTCATACTGGTCTTTAGCAAATTGCCTGTTAAGTCCTTCTGATGCCATCGAGTCATAACAACTACAATCGCTCCACCCGGCTGCAAACGCTGTCTAGGTCCTGAGGTGTACCATTCAAAAGTCTTATTAAAAACTTTTGGATCAGAACTGGCTCCCTCTTGTTCTGAATGAGGATCATCAATGATCAATAAATCAGCACCTTTACCTGTTACTGCACCGCCCACACCAATAGCGAAGTATTCTCCGCCCTTATTCGTGTTCCAACGACCAGCCGCTTTAGAATCCGATTGTAGGTTTACTTTATCAAAAACCTTTTGATAGTCCTTAGAACCTACTAAGTTACGCACTTTACGACCAAAACCCACTGAGAGTTCTGCGGTATGTGCGGTTTGAATAACCTTGCCATCTGGCTTTTGACCCAAGAACCATGCGGGTAAAAGATAGGAAGCAAACTCACTCTTCGTGTGTCTGGGTGGCATATTAATAATCAATCGCTTTAATTCGCCATTGACCACCCGACCAAACTCTTTTGCCATAATCTTGTGGTGATCCCCTTCAATAAAGGCGGGCCACATGGCTTTAACAAAAGAAAGAAAATCTGTTTGACACAGTTCTCGAAACTGTGCTTTTTGTAATTCGTCTAATTGATTGAGTAGCTCTACCTTTTCCTCATAAGATAAGCCACTTATGTTTTGTATGGTTTGTGCATTAATCTGCATTATAAAGCTGTAACATCCAAACCGAAAGGCAGTTGACCGCCTGCACGATAAATGTGCATCGGAGGCTCTACAGGAATTACTTTACCCTTAACAACTTTAGCGGTTCCTAAATGTTTTCTGGAAACCTTCTCACCAGAACGAACTAAGTTTTCAATGTTGCCTTCTTTAATATGCATATTCTCAATCATCTCAATAGCATCATCCAGCGTTGTGGCTTCAAAACCCTTTCCTTTTGGTCCGACATTAATCATAACATCTGAGTTCATTAGAGGGTTTCCTAAAGAATCTTTCATGCCTCTTGTCGTTACACCCTTCTTAGTCGGAGCATGATCGGAAATACGAACTCCTATATTAGCAGGACTGTTCGGTCCTAAACCAATATCCTTCTTAATCATAAAATACTTAGAACTGCCTTTACCGCCTTCATCAAAAGTACGACCTGCAATGGATCGGTTCTTGGTGGCATAATCATCAAAGGCTCTCGCAGCGTACTTAACACGCTCCTTATCCCCACCCAGAGTTTTCGGTGTTAAGAAATCCATAACCCCTTTATTTCCTAAAGAGTAGTCTGTGCCTTTCATTTTAAAAATATTGTCCAATGCGGTTGGCTCAGTCTTGGAAAAAATATTACTTCTATTCATTCTAGTGCGAGCCATTGCTTGTTTGCCTGCTCTGCCCAACTGTCCTGCTCTGGAAGCCATTTTCATAGAGGCTCCAATCGGAGCGCCCACGCCTGTAAACATCAAGGCATCCCCTAAAGCACCTAAACCTTGTAGACCGGCTGTACCAAATTCACCTGCTTTTAGGTTCGCTAACATACTCTGGCTGTTCTCATCAGGGTACATCCCTAACGCATCCAGCATTCCAGCACCCGGTGCAAAATAGCCCGCAGTGGTTGCTAACGATTTAATCCCTTCAGGCATCCCTGATCTCCTTCATTTGTTCAAGTAGTTCCATTTCCTTACCATAGCGTTTCTGAAACTCAGCTTTGTAAGGGTGGCGGGACACACATTCAGTGGTATTGTAGCCAGAGCGATGATGTCTCCAGCACAGTGGTATTGTCAAAAAATGCGCTCCCGCCTTCGTCTTACCATCTATATGATGCGGCTCACAAGGAGTGAATAACCCCAATTCATTATGGCAGACGATACATCCGTGCTGACAAATAAAATCCATCCATTGTTTTTCTTCACGATTAGCGGATCGACCTTTCATTTAATATGAAACCCGATGTAGAAAAACAAAAAGAAAAAAATTCTCCAAACCACTTTAAACACTATTACCACCTAGTATATTACCAGCCTGTATATATCCTATTTCTAAACTCTTACTGTATATAACTAGCTAGTTACTTACTAGAGACGGGATATCCACTGGATTATAGTATTAAACACCCCTTCACAGTTTCTTGTCAAGGCTTTTCTGCGTCAAATGGACTGGTCGGAGGGTGCGATGACCCTTTTTAACCAAAATGCCCTTAGAAACCAAGCTATTAACCAGAGAATGCACCCATCCTACACTCTTTACACCCAAATTCTCCGCAATTTCCTTGTATGTAGGCGCACAGTAGCGTTCATTCCAGTAGTTTTCTACAAAATGCAGTAACTCTTTCTCTTTTGGACTCATTCTAGCACCTATTCCTTCACCAAACCCTTAGTTTAACCCAGCCTGTACCATTACCTTTACCTATACCTACCTCATCTCCTACGAAACCCTTTACTGATGGGCGATACAGAAGATGCTATGGACAATTTTTGAACATTATTTGCAAAAATATAAAAAATTTTTTTCACACTAGGGTACCTTGAGCTAATTCCTGATAAATAAAGGTAAATGATACCAGAATGGTAGACAGAAGAAAAGAAGAAGGGGGGGGGTCATAAAAATAGGAAATCTTTTGAGTGAAACAGTATTTACAATGAATTAGGAGTCCCAAATGAGTAAAAGGGGGGTGCGGGGTGCGTACCCTTTTGATTAGTGCGTGTGCGAAAGGGGTGGGGTGTTTGTGTCTAGCGTGAATAAGAGAGTGTCTAATCAATCATTGCCAATGACTAGTCTTAACTTGTCTCTGATCTCTGACTCTAGTTCTGCTGTCGTCTTATTAGTATTGACTGT